GCTCATGTGTTTCGATTCGTTGTAACGCCTTACTAGCATGAGTCTGCGCCATTATCCTTCAGCCGCTTCCGGTTCTACTTCCTCAACAACCTGAATTGATTCACGAAGAGCATTCTCTCGAAAGCCTAATGCAACCTGTAGATTAATACTCTGCTGCTGTGCTGCCGCAATTTGATTCTGCAAATCAGCAAGCTGTTTGCGCAGGTTAACCACCTCGACGTAATGCACCTTGGTGTCGTTGCCAAGTTCATTTACATCATACTCCTGATCGTCAATGGTCAGAATTACGGGTTGCTGCTCTTGTTGCTCACTCATACCTACTCCTAGTTGGTTATTCTTTATCGTTCCATAGCTCGAATAAAACACGGATCTTTTCTTTAATCGTCTCGACATCGGCGTGCATCTTAGCCAATACAATTACGAGCATCACGAAAGCTACCGCTATGGGCCAAATTACCCCGATTGCATCCATTACGTCCATAACTTTGGTTGCTCACTGTCTGTTAAGACGCGGTGTAGCCATTACCTGCGCTGATGGCTGCGTCAGTAGCGGTGAAATCTTCACTGCCCCAATCTTCTTTGGCTTTCATAAGCTCAAGGTGCTGAGTGTTACGATCAACACAGTCTTGACGGTCTTCAGCAGATTCATCCGCCATAGAGTCTCCTGCGATAACTGCGGTGATAAGACTAATACTGTCACCCATTGCTGAGTAATCTTGTGCTAATTCTTCTGCTGTTCTGTCTTCCATGTGTTACTCCTCTAGTACCGTAATCCGGGCTGTTAGTGATTCAATTAAGGTTTGTTGCTCTTGGATGGCTTTGACAAGGATTGGTATAAAATTCTCATACTGCAAGCCGTACTGCTTACCATCCTCAGTTAAACTAGACACAAGGTTTGTTTTATCAGAAATCGTATATCCAGCAGCTTCTTCAAGAGCTACAACTGATTGAGCTTTAAAGCCAATATCTAACCAATCTTCTTTGTGGGTTCCGTCTGGAGTTTGGGCATTAAGATCGTAGTCTTCAGCAAACTTATCACCGTACTTAGAACGCTTGTCCCACTTGTAGGTTACAGGTGCTAAAGCTTTTACAAAATCTAAGCCAAGGTCTAGGGCTGTAAAGTCTGTCTTGTCTCGCTCGTCAGATGAGGAAATGGTTTGTACTTGAGCATAAATATGCGTGATATTTTCATCGCCAAGACAAACACGATTACTTTCGGTATTAATGTTACCGCCGGGGCTTCCTGTAATCCCTGAGTCATGTCCTAACAATAAGTTATTGCCGCCGGTTGTGAGACTAAGACCCGCTGACCTACCTAAAGCCGTGTTGTTAGACCCGGAGATGACGCCATTTCCTGCGGCACCATTTCCAATAATTGTATTTTCAGATCCAGTGGTCATTGAGTCAGCAGCAAGAGCACCTACGATAACGTTTTTAACACCTGTTGTTATTGCGACTCCTGCGTTATAACCTATTGCTGTGTTATAGGCATCGCCAGTAGCAGTTTGTGACGATAAAGTGCCATACCCAAGAGCAGTGTTATAAGAACCTGTTGTGCTTTTGTCTAAAGACAAAGAGCCTACTGCTGTGTTACGTAAGCCTGTAGTTATTAAGCTACCTGCACCATAACCAACACCGATATTGTAAGTATCTTGAGTGCTTGTGAAGTTTTGAGATTGTAACGCCGCAACACCAATCGCAACATTCCTATCGCCAGCTGTCTCTGCTTTAAGAGAGTTATAACCTACTGCAACATTGGAATTGCCTGTAGTTAAAGCTTCACCTGATAGACTACCTATAAGGGTGTTGATTGTGCCCGTGGTAACTTGATAACCTGCTTGAAAACCTACTGCTACGTTGTACATATCAACATTAGATGAAGGGTTCTGGCTTTTTAAGGCATGGTTGCCTATAGCTGTTGACCTATCGCCTACTGTGTTTGCTAGTAGAGCCTCAAAGCCTAATGCTACGTTGTTATTGCCTGTGGTGTTTAACTTTAAAGCTCTATAACCAAGTCCTGTATTATTAGATGCTGTAGTATTTGCGGCTAATGCCTCACGACCCACTGCAACATTAGTGCCGCCTGTAGTGTTTAGCTCTAAAGCACTTTCGCCTACAGCAACATTTTCTGCACCCGTAGTGTTGGCTGATAAGGCATTATTTCCAACAGCAGTTCCACTATTAGCTGTAGTATTTGCGTCTAAAGCATTAGCGCCCACGGCTACGTTTTGAGTTCCTGTGGTGTTTGCGAGTAAAGACTGATGACCAACGGCTGTGTTGTTAGATGCGGTAGTATTAGCATCAAGAGCCTGTACTCCTACAGCAGTATTATTAGCCCCTGTAGAATTAGCTTCTAAAGAATTAACGCCCACTGCTACGTTACTAGCACCTGTAGTAGTATTTGTTAAAGACCCATAACCGACTGCTGTGTTACTAGAGGCTGTGGTGTTGTTGTTTAGAGCAGACCTACCCACTGCTGTATTATAACTTCCTGTAGTATTACTACCCAGAGAGTAACTAACAGCAGTGTTGTCTGCACCAGTTGTGTTGTTTGCTAGTGCCTTTCTGCCTAATCCAGTATTGAGTGTGCCAGTGGTGTTATCGCGGAGTGCCTCAAAACCAACAGCGGTATTGTTAGATGCTGTAGTGTTTGCGTATAAAGCATCTGCACCAACTGCGGTGTTATTAGAAGCTGTAGTGTTAGTAGTTAAAGCCCTATCACCTAGTGCTGTATTAGTAGCACCTGTTGTATTAGCGTCTAGGGCTTGTTTACCTACAGCAACATTATCTGATCCTGTTGTATTTGCGCCTAGAGCCGCCCAACCGAGTGCTACGTTATCAACTCCTGTGGTGTTTGCGCTTAAAGAAGCATAACCCACTGCTGTGTTGTAGCTTGCCGTTGTAATCGCATCTCCTGCAAGACCACCTATGAGCGTATTTTGGATGCCTGTAGTGACTACTCCACCTGCATTGTACCCAACGGCAGTATTGTAAGAATCCGTTGAGCTAGTGAAGTTTTGAGTTTGTAAGGCAAGATTACCAATAGCAACATTCCGATCACCCAGTGTATCTGAGCTAAGTGCAGAGTACCCAAGCGCAGTATTTCTATTGCCAGTAGTCATGGCGTCACCTGCTAGACCACCTATGATTGTATTCTGGACGCCTGTGGTTATTAATTCACCTGCTGATGAACCAACAGCCACGTTGTAAGTATCTGTAGCAGATGTGAAGTTTTGTGCTTTTAACGCACGACGCCCTATTGCAACGGAATGGCTTCCTAGTGTGTCTGCCCCTAAAGAACTTACTCCCACTGCCACATTGTAGTCAGCATCAGTAAGGGCATCACCCGCCGATCCTCCCAACAAGGTGTTGTGTATGCCAGTGGTTATTCCTCCGCCTGCTGAGTACCCAACAGCAGTGTTTAAATTTGAACCATCATTATTTTGTGTGCTTAGTGCATTATAGCCAACTGCAACAGAGCTTGAGCCTGTGTCCTCTGCGTCAAGAGCTTGATAGCCTATAGCAACATTACTATCCCCCGTAGTAATCGCAGTACCAGCTTCATCGCCTACGACAACATTATAATTACCACCGCTTGCAATGCTGTTACCTGCGTTAACGCCTAAGCGTAAGTTGCTTGTTCCTGCGGTAGTAGACGAGTAGTCGCCAGATGTAGCAATGTTGCCAGTAAGAGTAGTATTACCAACAAGATCCGTAGTACCGGTAACATGTAGGCCGTTACCTGCCCCAGACTGAGTAATCTCAAGCCCGTCTATTGGGCTGTTAGCGGTAATGTTAAGTGGGCCGTTCATCTGGTTGAGGGCGGTACCACTAGCATTAAGGTTGTATACGATTTCGGTTGTAGAACCACCGCTCGATGATGCGTTTGCGGCTGTTTGGCTAAATGTGAATACGGTAGTGCTAGATACTGCGGTTACAGTAAAGTAGCCGTTAAAAGAAATGTCAGTAACGCCATTAAGATTGACTACATCACTTACTGAAAGACCATGAACCGCAGAAGTTGTTACCGTGACGGTATTTGATGATCTAGCAACACCAGAAATCGCAACCGATGCGATAGCGTTCTTTGTGAAAGAAGTAGACCCGCTGATATTAGTTGTGCCTGATACATCAAGGTTACCGTTGATGTCTACCAAAGCCGTAGCAATCTGCACTTCACCATCAGCTACAATGTCTAACTGGCCGTCTGCGCTTGAATTAATGTAGATCGCGGCATCGCGGAACTGTACCTTCTGAGCAGTCGTTACTTCAATGTCGGTTGAGCCTGTGGTGTTGCCGTTAGCAAGGATCTCAGCAAGCGTATCAACTGTACCAACTTGGGAATCTACATAAGCCTTAATAGACTGTTGGGTAGCAATCGCTGTGGCGCTGTTTGACGACATGTTGTCTTCGTCGAGAATCTTGTCAGCGGTGACTGTGCTAGTACCCAAACTCAAACTATTTGCGTGAGTAACGCCTTCAACGACGTTAGTGCCATCGCAGTAGACCAGCATGGTTTTGCCAACCGGTACAGCAACACCTGAACCACTAGCGGTTTTAACAGTAATGACTCGTGCGGTGTTGTTATCTACGATATAAAGTTTTGTATTGGCGGGGCAAACGACATTACCTACACCCGATAACTGCGTGTTTGTATCCGTAAGTTCCAAAATAGCGCAACGAGACTCAGAAGTCGTACCATCGGCAGTGGTTAGCGTATGAGAATTACCGCTCCACGTATTGACTACAGCCTTACCTGCAACGGCCTGTTCTACCATCTGCGTGATATTGTCGTTTACAACATCGCCCCAAGTACCGCTCAATTCCCCTTCAACAGGAAGAGCTAACTTAAGGATCGTAGTGTATTGAGTTGTCATATTCGTAACCTCATGCGGCTATGTCTTGCCAGTTTGGATTCTGAGTTGTATTTATATTACCCCAATTTGGAGTTTGTGCATCACTAATATCTTGCCAGTCCGGGTCTTGGCTAGGATCTATCTGACTCCATATATGGACAGTCCCTACCTCACCAATAGCTGCTACACCTGTAACGGGTACAACAACACCAACGCCTATGATTACATCGCCAACAGCGCCTGTAGCGGCTACTCCTGTTACCGGGACTCGAATAACCAAGTCTACCGTAACGTTACCTAGAGCCGTCGTTCCCGCTATGCCTGTTACAGCGACTACCGCGTCTGCGCCTACTGTTACATCGCCTATTGCACCTGTAGCTTGAACCCCTGTTACAGCAACTATCGCGTCTGCGGCTACAACTACGGTTCCTACAGCGCCTGTAGCAGCTACGCCTGACGGGGTTACAATTGCATCGCCAGTGGCGGTTACAGACCCTAAAGCTGTGGTTCCTGCTACGCCTGTTACTGCTACTATTGCGTCTGCGGATACAACTACACTTCCTACAGCGCCTGTGCCTGCTAACCCTGATGGGTAGACGTTAGCTTCACCGCTTACAGCTACAGCACCAACATTGCCTGTGCCAACTACTCCTGTAACGGCTACGACTGCATCAGCAACTACACTTACACTACCTACAGCCCCAGTTGCTTGGAGGCCATCGACGTTAACAATGGTAAGGGGGGTTCCCCAAGAACCTTGACCCCAACTGGCGCGTCCCCAGCCTGCGTATGTCGTCGAAGATGGCATGCCTTAGTACCTAAGCAATCCTAATAATCGCGCTACTAGAATTTGCGGTCGGGAAAGTAATCTGAAAATCACCTGCCGTAGACGTTTTATCGCCACCAAAGTCGAGTACCGCAACAGATGGAGTAGATCCCCCTACTTGATATATTAAGGCTCCACGCGCTGTGATTGTTGCCGTGCTCCACGTAGTCGTACCAAAACTAAGAAACGCCGTAGTACCTGAAGTGGTGGGCGCGGTAGAGATAGACAGCGTATTTCCACCTGCCGTATACCCAGTACCCGACACTTCGTTACTCGTAGTATACGCAGCAGTAGCGGCGTCCAACGATGCGCTAGACGTATATAGCGCAATCTTATAAGACTGCCCCGTGTTACTACTAAAATCCATTTCTCCATCCAAAAGTGCTTTCTTGAACGAAGTACACATTGCCTGTGTGATTGCCATGTTAAACTCCTTAAGTTACCGCAACTCTATACTGACCTGAACGGAAAGCATCTTCGCGTAATTTACCGTCACCCAAATTCTTGAGTAACCCTATAGCCTGTACATATAACCGTTCGTATAGGGCTACCATATCAGGCTCACCTTTCAAGAACCGGATAGCTTCAATCAACGCACCGTTCAACAAAGCTGAATCAAATTCATCCCCAAGCCACGTCGTACCAGCAGTCACAATAGACGCGGGGTAGTACCCGTAGTGCAACTCAACAGAATAATTACTGTCTGGCGTTGGGCCAACAATAAACGCGTCATCATTGAAATACGCATAATGTACAGGTAACCCTATAGAGGTAACCTTTGGGTATGCTTCGCGGATGAAGTTAACGTCTTTGTTAATTAAGAACGAGTAGTTACCGTCACCATCAATAACCGCTAAAGAGTACGACCACAAGAAGTCCGAAGGGATGTCTAAGTACGTGTTATTGGCTGTTACTACCCCAGTTACATTCTTACGTAACGCAGGGATCTGCACCGAGTTATAGATCTTCTGCTCGGCCTGTTCAGTAAACATAGCAAGCTGGGCATCTGTGAAAGTTGTTTCACAAATATCCTGAATATCTACTTTGAGCTGCGTGTAATCCATGATTTAGCCCATTGGCCCTCGGCACATACGGCCTTTAGTCGCCGCGCCGTACCCGCGCATCATGATACCGGAAGTCTTAACGCCGCTCATGTCAGGCTTTGGTGCATCTTTGCAGGGGTATACGCCCTTGTCCTTATGCACTTTGACTTCTTTCATCCCAAAAACATTTTTAGGGTTATACATGGTAGTACTCCTACGTCGTTACTGTAACGGTTCCTAGTAGCCCACTAGCTACTAAGTTGTTAGGGGTTAAGTTAAACGGGTCATTCCCGCCACCTACTGGACTCCAACCCCACTGTATGTCTCTACTACTAAAGTCTCCTGATACGCCAAGACTTGTATCGGGTCTTGGGTTCCGTATTGCTTGTGGATCGTTTACCGGAAACTCTCCTAGTTTAAGCTGCGGCTGGCCCGGATTCCAACACTCAGAACACGCTTTTATCTGCGTATCCCTACCTTTAACCATTAAACTTTTTAGCGTCTTTAATTTAAATTGAAACCCGCACACATCGCACATGGCGATGGCTCTTTTGTCAGAAGCGAATTGACTGCCCATCTAGAACCTACCTGCACGAGGCACGAACCTAATCGGGGCTTTCTCCCTATCTTCTCCTGCAGCAAGCTCAAACTGTTCTTCGTATACCGCTTTTAACATCGGTACTCTATCCATGAACTCAGGTACTTTCATGGCAATATGGTATGCCAAACCTGCTACTAAACACGGAAAAAACCGAAAGTTCATGTCGGCTGTCTCAATACCACTACCAGCATCTTGCACACGTCGCATACGCCAGTAAATAATCTGGTAACTCTGAACATTGTCCGGTACAGGCCATACGGTAACCGAGGGGACTTGTTCCCAGTAAACGGGTATTGCGATACCCCCAATCGTATGTGTCGCTGCTGTAGTACCCTGTTGGCCTCTAAAGCAGTTCTGTAACACGTTACCTTCAATATACCCGTAGTTAATGATCTCGCTTCCGATCTTAATAAATCCTGCAGGGGGTAATCCCGCTACACCACTAAGCGTAATTGTCGTAGCAGTGCTGGTTGCAGTAGCACCTAACGTAATACCGGTCGGGTACGTCTGCCCACTATCTCTATGTATAACGACCTGTATGGGCCGTGATTGTGTAATTTTGTTAGGGATAGACGCGTAAGTACTGATGCTGATCCGACTTAATGTTAGATCCGATTGGGTTGTTGTGTTGTTTGCACCTGTACGAATACTTTGTTCTAGTAAATCAATCGTATCGTCCGGTAACGCGTACGTAGACTGCCCTTGCACAAGATCTAATGACCCCTGCTCGATAGTCCACATGTTAATACCGCGATTCTGCCACTCAATCGTC